CTGGCGTGGAAATGTAATCACCATTTGACCCCGGAAGCTCAATCCACCGAGAGAATGGCCCACGGGCATTAGCGGTGCCTTGGAGTGTCCATACCTCACCTGTGGAGGATTCCCAGGTCTTACCGGCTTCCCAGTCATTCGCGTTAAAGTCCACAGCAGGCGTGGCTGTCGGGTCTGTCGAGGCTATGACTACGGCGCGGGAGATTTTGCCGTTTACAGTTGAACTTGCGCCGTTGTTGATACCGCTGACATTTACGCTCGCGGTGCCGTCAAATATGCCGGATGAGACATGACTAACAGATGTGCCAAGCTGAACCCATGTGACCTGATCTACAGGTGTGCCTATGGGGTCGTCAGAGGTATAGAAGTAAGCCGTATCCGCAGATTCATCCCAAGTGACACGAATCCAACCCATCGTCCCATCAGCAAATCCGACCGCTGCGGTTGAGTTGCTGCTGACCTGTGTCCCTGCTGCGCCACTAGATGAAGTGAATAAATACAGGTTCCCGCTGATAACTCGAAGCAAATAACTGCGCTGATCTCCGGTGCCGAGCCACTTGGAAATAACATCCTCGCCGCTGCTTGGTGTCCAGTCGTTAAGAGCAACATTGGCAATCAGCGTTATATCACCCGTAACCGATGCCGCTGCACTGTCAGGGGTCGATACATACGTCCCCGATACCCCATCCAGCTCCACATGCTGCTGTGCAATGCTCGGGCCAGTGGCCTCTGTGACTACGCCTGAAGATACCGTGTTGCCGTTGAGGGTGGTGAAGGCCTTGATGCCATCGACGTTGAGGCCGTGGTCTGCTTCTTTGACTGAGATGTTGTCAACAACGTAGGAGTCTCCCGATCCGTTGTTGTTCTCAAAATAGATCAGGTAACTCGTCCTGATGGCGGTATACGTCCACGTGTAAACACCGGGCGTATTGATAACCTCATTAACGTATCTGGTTCCCCCGGTCGATGCTCCGGCAAACAAGATCATTTTTACGCTGCCAGAGATTAACTCGACAGAGAAGGTGTATTGCTTCCCTATAACATTTAAGTCAGAACCAACCTGTTTGACGTTGTTGAACATAATCAGCTTCTGGACGCTCATCGCTCCGTCTACCCACGTAGCCGGGGAGCCTCCCGTGTCTGTCCAGTTGTCTACATTGCTATCAAACGTACCATTGGTAACAAGCTCCACCCCAGTCCCAACACCCGTGGAAACATACTCGCCTGGGTTCTGGTTCGTCTGGCCTGTGACTTCTTCTAGTTGCCAGTTTGTGATTTCTAGGGTTACTGCGTCGTCGCAATCAATTTTAGGAATTACTGTTGTGCCAGAGGCATCGGTGGATGCTGACACAGAAAAACGTTTTGCTGTTGACGAAACCTCATATCCAATCCCGGCAGTGGCCTGTGTAACCGCGCTACCCTGAAGCCTAAATTGCAGTGAACTGCTTGCGCTGATTGTCCCGCTAACCAGCCGTATCGACGCGCTAAACACAAAGGTTCTGCCACCAGCGCCAGAGCCATCATCAGTTATTGTGTGCGTCCAAAAAACACCGCTATCAGTAGTCCCGTCAGTGGTTAGTTCTGTCGCCGTTACCGAGCCACCGTTTTGCTCAATAAAACCAGCATTAGTCATGTCCTCAGACGCAGTAATCAGGTTCTGCACATAACGCGCACCACGCATTCTGGCGGCGTTAGAGGGCACATCAATAATGCGGCCCTCGTAGTCCTCTACTGTGGCTGTAGTGGCGCGGGTGTAGGTGGGGGTTACCCTGGTGCTAGCAATGTTGGATACTAAAGAATTCTGTAACGGTAGTCCGAGCGTGGGCACAGGCTCACCAGATCCCCGAATGGATTGGCGGATGCCTTGCCGGATAGAATTTACTATGGCGGTTCTCAAACGACTACCTCTTTAAAGATAGAGGATGGAGCGACGATCAGCCGCCCCAGAGCCTCTAAAGGTCTTACTCAGGTACTGCGAGTACAAATCCAGCTTCAGGACGGTACACTTCAACACCATACAGGCAATCAGCCGTGTACAGGTTGGAGAGGTATTCCTGCTTGTACTGAGTTTGTGAGCGGACAGACATCTGCTCAGCAAGTACAATCGCATCACGGTGGAACAGCAATGCAGCTCGAGTAGCAATACCCGTTGCAGCAGTGTTGTCACCAACGGCTTCGATAGTCGCACAGTTAGATGATACATACACATCCACGCCGTACAGATTACCGATCAGGCCGCTCTGGACACCAGTACCGTTTACGAAGTCAGAAGACACGTAGCGGTCAATGCCCATGATGGCGTTACGAACCGAAGGCGGGATGATCAGGTGTCGATCTTCCATCGGCACGTCGTTGTCATCGAGCTTCTGGATCATGTCGCGGAAGAAAGCATCCGTGAACACGTCAGAAGCTACCTGGGTGTCGTCCGTGTACTGAGTGGTCGTACCGTTGTCGTTGAAGAAACAACCGGTGTGCTGGTAGTCAGTTTCAGCAACCGCATCAGAGTACACAACAGCGCCGCCGTCACCAAAACCAGTACCACAAGAGTGGAGGTCGGTATCAACACGCTTTGCCAGTGAGTAACCAGCATCGGAGGTGTAAAACTGTCGCAGGCTGTTGAGTGCCTGTACTTCAACGATGTCTTCGATCAAACGTGAGTATTCAAAGTGACGATCAATGTCGATAGTCAGTTCGCTCTCAGTATTCGCAATGATCGTTACTGCCGTATCCGCAGCCTTTGCGTTCGCGTCACCACGAGTAGGCTTGGGAATATGCAGTTTGTCGCCCTTCTTGCCAGACATTGAAATCTTCTTGACAAGGGGTGCAACCTTTAGTGATCTTTCATACGCAGCGATGATTTCATCACTCCAGATTTCCAACGCCCATCTCGGGGCGTCCGACTATAGCATCACAGCAGAGAAAGAATCCTCTCCTGCGCCTTCTCACTTAGTCTGTGCGGGTCACGCTTCATTAGCTTAAGCTCGTCTCGGATAGCGTCCCGCACTTCTGTGCTGACCTGCTGCCCCTTGATGTTTGTCTCCATCCAAAGACAAAACCTGGCTTGCTCCCTCTTCAGGAGAAGATGCTTGACGATGTTTCTAAGAACTGGGCAGGCTCTTTTGTAGCCATCCCAGGATAGGCAGGTGCTGCTCTGCCAGTTTTCGTTCTTAGATTCACGGTGGTCCATGTGCCCACCAAGCGAGTTTTGTAGCATCCCGAGAAGGGCGATAGCGTTATCTGCCATTCCAATTCTCAGTCTTGGTTTTACATAAACGCCATTTGTTACCTGAACGTCTATGCAGCCCTCGCCGTCAATCAATCCTGCTAAATACTTCCAACTGATACGCTTCATGGATTGCCTCCGAACTGCGTGTGTTAGTCTGTCGTGTTCCCTCTGGTAGACCTGTTAAGCCGTCCCAGTTATTCAGAGAAGGTTTTACATTCCCAAAAATTAAAGGTTAGGAATGAACGTTGCTGCTTCTGTCTTGGCGGTATTACCCCCCGCACCAGGATAAGTGGCTGTAGCCATGAATTACTCCTACTTAACTCGCCCTTCCTGATACGCTTGCATTATCTCGTCGGCAAGCGCGGTATATCTATCAGGGTCTGTCTTCATTAGTTTAATAATGTCGGCCCTGCGATAAACTTTCTTCCTTGACCCATCTGATCCACCCTGCGAACCTCCTGTGCTGGCGGCTTTGAGTTGATTCTTGCGCGCCTGCCTTTCGACATCCACTGTTTGCTGTGATACTGACTTCCGCTCTTTCCAGAGTGAAAACAGTTCATCAGCAGCTTCGGAATCGTACTCTTGATCCGCTCTAACAAAGAGCTGCTTGCGAATATTCGAGGCCTTGATCCACTCTGCAAATGCTGAGTCCTGCAAGATTTGCTGCATGTCCGGGTGCTTCGATTGAAGCGCGGATAGTGCGGTCTGCTTGCGGTGCTCAGAAGCTGCTTGCGATGCCTCTCGTATTCTCGGGTGATTCTCAATAGCCCTGTTAACGGCTGACTGAGGATCGGTAAAGTAATCTAATTCATCTTCAGGCTCAACGGTCTGTTGAGGTGCTTGCTGCGACGAGATATACTCATCTACAACTTTACGAAGCTCGCCAACCTCCGACCCTTGTTTGCCAAGCGCCTTTTCCGCCTCTTGGTGCATCTGGACAATTTCTTCAAGAGATTTTCCTTGATACTTTTCTGGGATCTGTGGTTGTGGTTGAGGTTGCTCATCTAACGATTGAGTCTCATCGAGATCGTCTTCAATGACGTCTACTTGTTCCCCTTCAGGAGGCAGATCTAACATTGTGGCTCGGGACATACATTAAACTCCGTGGACAAACCATTATGGAGGTGATTTTCTGCCAGCCTTTTCGTGTTCTCTCACCCATCTCATGTGCCTGCCTGGGAAGTCCCCAGAAGCACCCTCTAGAATGAAAGCCGGAGCTGACAACTGTTTGGCCGCGTCTTCACCACAATCGCACCTACAGACTGAGGCGTTGTCGCTAACCATTTTTTCAAATACGTGCCCGTTAGGACACCTAAAGTCAAATATCTTGTACATCTTCTTCCGCTTGCTCTCTTGCGAAGCCTACCGCGTCCTGAAATGCCAGGATTGCACGAAATGCGTCCAATTGACCCTTGCGAAAAAACAGGTCGTCTGCGCTAGATATGGTAGACAACTCTGATAAGTTGCTGATTCTATTGTTTATTTCTTCAATTAACTGGGTGTACCCAGCATGATTAAACAAAGAATTGTAGTTATCAAAGTAGTCTTCTAGCTCAGGCGTCATACAATATCCTGCTATGGTTAATGGACTGTATCAGCATGTCAAATCAAAGTCAAGAGGTTTTTCATTATTTACCACTTTTCTTTGCAGAATCTGCTTTCTCGAGGTCTTTTACCTGCTTCTCCAGCGCATCAATACGTCTAGAGGCCTTGGCGAACGCCTCGTTGATCTCGTTCATTGCTTTGTTAAACTGTGGTTGGCTGATCATGTTATTCCTTTTTAGTTGTTTCTATACGGCATCAAGACTTTTGGAGACAGACTCAATCTTCTTCTCAAGGAAGTCGAGTATGGCTAGGAGTTTAACCTCCATTCAAGCGCCTCATCAGTTCTTCTTCCATCTGCGAACTGCGCTCCGAATCCTTAGAGGACTGCTTGGCAGCGGACTCCTTGAGCTTCAAGTCCTTCTCCTTGAGGGTCAGTTCAGCGACCTTGAGTCTACGCTCGAACTCCTTGTCGTCCTGACTCCCCTTGTCGAGATTCCTCGTAACAGCCTCGATCTTGTCGATCTCCATCTCCATCGGGACGTACTGAGCCTCTACAGCGTACTTATTAGCCCTTGACATTGACTCCTGTGCCTGAGCCTTCAGCGCGGCTGTCTGAGAAGCCTGGAAGTCCATCTGTGCCTGGTGCATCTGCTGCTGCATCTGCTGTTCTTCTGGAGAGGGCTTCATTGCTTGTTGTAGTGAAGCGATAAGCTCTTCGCGGTTCGACAGGTTCATGTTCTCAATAATAGACTGTACTAACGTGCCGTACAGAGGAGAGTCCTGCTTCATTGTTTGAAGTAACTGCACCAACTGGCTCACCTCGTATTCTCTGGCGATAATCCCCAGGGTAGACGTAGCGTTGAACTTGTAATCAGCAACAGGATACGAATCGGGGTCAAACTGCATGTACCTGTAAGCCGCCTTCTTGACGAAGGGTATCAGGAAGGATTCTTGGAAGTTAATCAGTGTGCGTTTGTGTCTCTTAATGATCGCTCCAAGAGACATAGAAATACCGGCAGCAGTGGCCTCACCATTGACTTGTCCTGCGATACCCGCTGAATCTACTGCGCCAGTGGCTTGTTGTACCATCTGTTGTAACGCCGCTGCTTGAGCGAACGTAATCTGGCTGACATCACCGAAGTTGAACGGCTGGAGGACTTCTCTGGGATCACCGTTGGTTAACAGAATCTGTCCTGGCCTGATCTGGGGTTTTGCGCCTCTTGGCATTCTGGTGGCGTCAATGGCCATCATGGGGTGGACAGTGAGTGCCAGCGCGTCGATTCTCGCCCTGATCTCGGCATCAAGGGCTTTCTGAGAGTTATACCCTTTTTCGCAAACGCCTCGCCCCCAGAACCTTGATGGAACAACATCCCATGGGAACGCGACTACAGGGCGGTCTTGCATCATGTAAGGATTGGCTTCGGCCTTTAGAAGAACCCCGCCGTTAGCAATGACAACCACGGCTTCAACGTAAGCGCCTTCCTCTTCTACGTCCGTTTCTGCCTCGAGCATTTCTCGCGGCACAAGCCCGTAATACTTAGTTAATCTGACTTTATCGTCGTGGTAGATAGTGAGGTCTTGGTCAGGCTCTAAGTCCGTATCAGGAGAGGCAGATCCAACGTATACATCCTTGTAGACGCCCTTTTCTTGTAATGCCTCAACGTAGTGAGCAGATACAAACTCGTCAATAGCGACTCCCATCGCGTCTTCGATGCAGGTAGCCACTGGGTCGATCAGGAAGTTCTGCGGCATGACAGGGTTTAGCCTTACGCGGACTCGATCCCTGATGTTGACACCGATAGCCTTTAGCTCACCGTCCATGAGGGGTTGGCTGCCAGGGGACATTTCCTTGATTTCGTCAATAACGACTTCGCCAATACCCGTACCGAATACGGCTGCGTTAATGAGACACTCCGCTACGGACTTCCTGATTCGAGTCTGTCCAAAGTCTTCAGTGAGTTTGTTCCTCAGGAACTGTGCGTCTTGATTGTCTTGATCAGACATGTCATCAGAGATGTCAAACCACTTGCCTCTGCCGAATGTTGCTTCTTCCAGTTCTGCGACGTTTGACTCAACGGCCTGCTGGAGTGCCGGGGCGATGATTCTACTTCGCTCTGACTCTCGGGTTCTGTCCTCTTCGGCCCAGATGCCGCGCCACAGCCGGTAATACTCCTGGTGCTTGTCCTCGTAGTTTCCTTCGTAATGGTCGCGCCAGTTGTCACACTTGCTCATTACCCATTCTTCAACACTCTGGTCAACCATCAAGGGGTCGACTTCAAACAATTCGCTCATATCAGTAGCCTGCAACAATATCTAAAATTTGGTGGTCTTCTATTTCGTATTCGTAGTCGTATGCGACGTTAGCCAGTTGGTCAATGTAAGCCAATGCGTCGATCAAGTCGTCGTGAGTCAGTGGGTCAGGGAATTGAAAGAGTTGGTCAAGGAAGCGTGTATTCCATTCGCCCCTCTTGAGAGATATGTACCCGTTCTCAAACCTTCCTTGTAGTGCCCACATGATTCTATCGGTCTTTTTCCTGTTGCCGTGGGTTAACTCCACTACCCGGAAGAACGCGCCATGTCTTTTCTGGAGGTCAACAAGGGGAGACATCACCGCTTGTTTAGCTATGCCTCTCTCTATCCCCACCGAGACGGGGTCGTAGTCCCTAACCGCTTGGAATATCTTCACAGCAGTCTCGTCTAGCGTCCATCTGCCGTGAATCACGTTCTCTACTAACCATCCAGTTGGTGAGACAGTAACCACCGCGATAGCCGTTTCGTCTAGTCTTGAGTTTTTACTCTTCTTCTTTCCCGCCTCCTCAAATCCAGCAAGGTCTACTGCGATGTAGACATCACCCTCCATTTTCTCTCCATATTGTATCCATTCTTCCTTAAACATTTCAGAGCCTCTAGCCTCAAACGAGGCCATGAACTCCTGGCGGAAGGCGTAAGACGACATGGATCTCTTGGCAATGTCTATCTCTGCTGGGTCTAACAGGGGGTTATCATAGGAGGTGAAGTGCCATGCCTTGTATGTCGGGTCGTCCTCTAGCTCGGCGTACTTGTACAGGTCGTAGAAGTGGTTTCTACCCATCGGAGTACCAATGAACAGCGCACTTCCCTTTTGGTCAGCCAGTGCTGGTCGCAGGATCTCTTCGAATACAGACGGCTTCATGTCCGCGTACTCATCCAAGACCAAATACTTGAGAGACACACCACGCATTGTCTCGGGTCTATCCGCACCCTTCAGGCTAATGACTGCGCCGTTGATCAGGGTAATCTGTAAGTTGTTGATATGCGATGATTTGACGACCGGAGCAGCCAGTTCAAGCAGGAGATGCCACATAATGTCTCTGGCCTGTCCTTGGGTTGGTGCAACGTAGAACACCGCCCCTGATCCGTCTTGCAGGGCGTTAACAATCATCTTCCATGCAGCGTATCTGGACTTGCCAGAGCGTCTACCAGCGGCGATAACCTGGAATCTAGTCTCATCTACCCATAGCTCTTGCTGCCACGGGATTAACTCAATATTGAGATCAGCCCCCATACGTCCACATCACGGGGTATTCCCGCAAATCAACGTGAACGAAGTCATTTCCTACACCTATTCCGGTAAATCCGATCTTAATAGCCTCATTGACCAGAGTGAAGCGTTGGAATCCGCCTCGAACCTTGATATCTGCCGCTATTCCCTCAGAATGAGTGCCTGGTTTTGATTTAGCAGCCTCAATGGGGTGATCAGGGCTGCGATATCCTGATGTGATGACAAACGGGAAGCCGCATTCGCTCCGGAGTCGGTCTAACAGGGACAGGAAGATGGGATTCATCTTGTTTTCACCCGTGTGCTGGCAGTCGAACTCCGATATGTCGAAATATTGGTAGGTCATATCACGACGTGCCGATCAGTCAACTTCATGGAACTCTGCCTCTAGGGGTTGGTCATCAGGTTGGTCGCTAATATCTACCTGTCCTACGCCGGATATGTTGATCTGGATCTGGCTCTTGCCTGCTCCCTTGCTGACTTCATTCTCAAAAGCCGCTATCGGTAGCAATCTGTCCATACAAAGCTTCCATGCAGCAGCCTGGTGCTTGTGATCATCGTCCAAAGCCGCATCTAGTATGGTCTGGAGGACTTTCTTGCTCTTCGGAGAGGCCAACATACGAGCCTTGTACTCGTTGATGATAGCGGCATCCCCTTTAGGGCGGCCTACTTCCTTCCGGTTACCAGCCTTTTTAGCAGCAATCTCCTTCTTGGGAGGACGGCCACGCTTACGCTTGCGGAGATTAATCTCTTTTCGCTCTGCTACGGCCTCTTTCTGCTTGTCAGTCAGCATTATTCCGTCTTGTGTCTTGTGAATTACGTTTTATGATACACAAGGTTGGTTGTTGGGCTGGAGCTGGGTGGAGTCGAACCACCGTCTTCTGCTTCCCGTTGGGTTTTAGCCAGAATCGACACCCTTTTCAGCCCCGTTCATCTATTTAACGTGTATATTAGTAATATACATTGACGTTTAATGTACAGGATTACAACACGATAACCACCTGAATGTCAAGCGATTTAATGAATAAATGCTCGTTGTAAATAAGATTAGGGGAATCAAGGACTTGCGAGGGTGTTGCTAATTGCCTTATTTTGTATTTGGGGGGGTACTACTATAATAATGCCACCGTATTCCCCCTCCCCCCCATCAATTCCCGTGTGGTCGGGCCTGATCGGCCGCTACGTGGCGCACTGTTATGCTATGCGTGGATGGTTGTGGTGCGGCCTATGAGCTGCCTTAATGCCATGCCTATGAGCCTACCTGACGTCCTACATACTGCACCGATATGCTACTGAACGTCCTCAAGCTACATATGATTATACCATATCATTCTGCAGATATAATGTAGTAATAATGGAGGAATAATGGAGACGCATTAGTTGGTATAGGCATTGCATGGTACCAAGGAAAGTGACGCAAATGGTCACATTGTGACGCGCACAAGGTCAGAAAGTGACGTAAATGGTCACATCTTGACACACCATGCACAGACCATGCCAAGTACCCCATATTGGCTACAACCCAGCAGATACGCGGCCTTCAGCCATTTTGGCCATTGTTGGCACAAAATATGCTTATATATCGGTGCAACACACACAAACGCCCACAGGGCACAGGAGCATAGATACATGAACATAGAAAAGCGACACATCGAAAGCGCGGACCGAAGCGGGGACTTTTGGGTTATCACCCGCAACGATGGTCGGGAGCGTCTTAGCTACCTGTTCGACACTAAGCGCGAAGCAAAGTTGGCGCTCGCTGACATTGAACGGGGTAACTGGAACCACAGCGTGGAAATTTCGGAGTGGGTGTAATGAAGCCTATCAGCAGAAAAATGCTCAACAGCTTGAGAGAATTTATTGCCGATTTTGATGCAGCCAACAACCACGAGCAAAAGGTCTGGGGCCAGAGCATCGACACTATCGCGGTAAATATCCCAACAGCAACACGCAAGGCGTTGGTATCGCGTGGCCTGATAGAGGTGACAGAGCGCAGCCGTCCGGCTGAAGTAATGAAGCGTTACAAATTCGGAACCCGCTTTGAAGTGTCCGCTACGGTTGATCGGACGTACGTCGGAAAGCCAACAGGGAAGGGCCGCAACGTTGCACAGCACCCGCACACAGCCGCTGGGGTAACACCATGATGGATTGCAAACAACACTACTACGATGAAACCGGCCATTGCTTTGAGTGCGATGCGCCACAAACACACAACGCCCACAGGGCATGGGAGCATAGAAAGATGGACAAAATGTACGCGTATTTTAAAGATTTGCCTATTGGCACCATATTTCACGCTAATGGCAACGAATGTAAAAAGGTGTCTAGCAGAACTGCCAGCATTGATTCACCTATAGCGGCAGGCACATTCTACTGGAAAATGAATGATCTTTGCGTAGTTGGGTGCTATTCTAGGCTGGCAAACTAACACACACATAATGGAGCAACAAACATGATCAAACTATCACAAGCTGGAAAGATGCCCAGTAAATCATGGTCCCTGCAGGCATTAGATACCTGCCCGGGTTCTAAGAATAGCGACGGTACGCTGGTGGATGCCTGCAAGGGATGCTACGCCACTACTGGCAATTACCGCTTCCCCAACGTCAAGGCCCCACGCGAGCATAACCGAGAAGACTGGAAGCGCGATGAATGGGTGTCTGATATGGTGCAGGCATTGGATACCGAGCGATATTTCCGCTGGTTCGACAGCGGTGATATGTATGATATTCGGCTTGCGGCTAAAATCCTTGATGTCATGAAACGGACACCATGGGTTAAGCACTGGATGCCGACCAGGATGGCCAAGTTTGCCAAGTTTCAGCCCGTGATACGCGCTATGGAAAGACTGCCCCACGTTGTTGTACGTCGGTCCAGTGATAGCATCGAAGGCAAGGTGATACGGGGCCGCAATACGTCAACAATCATTCATTCCCCTGCACATGCTGACAGTATGCACACTGTATGCACAGCATACGAGCGTGAAGGTAAGTGTGGAACATGCCGGGCATGCTGGGATAAGACAGTACAGGTTATTGCATATCCCGCCCACGGGCAGAAAATGACGCGATTGATAGCCAAGGGATAACAGAATGAAGGCTTTACTAGAAAGAATCATGAATGATGCGCACGGCGATCTGGATACGGCAATATTTGCCCTTCAGGATGGGGCCTATCTGGGCGCTATAGGGGTCAGCCAGCTAGAAGCGGAAATGCTATATGATCTGCTGATTAATGCCGAGGTTGACCATGACTGGGGCAATGGCACCACGCAGTACACGACTAGCGACTACTTCATTTATGTATGTGGGCCATTAATAACGGTTGAGGACAGGATATGAACCAGAACCACGACAGCCAGCACTGTATCCGCAGACTTCGTATCAGCGGTGATTATAGGGCAGAAAACCCTGTAATCAGGGAAAGCAGGCAGACACCAATACCAGAGCCAGGACCCGTATACACTGGCAGTAATTGTGCCTATGAGGTAGTATGCTGGGCAGGTAACAAATCAATCATTAGGTATACAGGGGTATAGCATGGGGAAGATATTAATAGCATGCGAGGAATCGGGCAGGGTCAGGGATGCTTTCCGTGAACGTGGGCACAATGCGTGGTCATGTGACATCCTGGACTGTAGGTCCAGCGAGTATAAGGAATATCACATCAAGGGTGATGTACTGGAAGTGTTACAAGATGACTGGGATATGATCATAGGGTTTCCACCGTGTACCTATTTGTGCAATTCAGGGGTAAGGTGGCTACATGAACGCCCTGAACGGTGGCAGCAAATGGAGGAAGGTGCGGCCCTGTTTAACGCTATCTTGGGTAGTTGTAACCGTGTAGCCGTTGAAAACCATGTCATGCACAAGTATGCAAAGGCTCTGATCGGTGAACAGTCCCAGTCAATCCAACTATACCAGTTTGGTCATCTGGAAACGAAACGGACCTGTTTATGGCTACGTGGTCTGCCAGAGCTGGTGCCGACCAGTGACCTGAAAGAGGAAACAATGGCCTTACCGTACAAGGACAGGGCATTGGTACACTATGCTTCCCCAGGTCCTGATAGGGCAAGATTCAGGTCTGAAACCAGGCAAGGTGTCGCAGATGCTATGGCTGAACAGTGGGCGCGGTTACTGTGAAAACCCTGATAGAGCTACTGGCGGAACTAGAAGCCGCTGTGAAAGAGTACAACGAATCACCCGTAAGAATGATAGTGGAGTTTAAAGATGATAACGACCATTGACCGCCGGAAAGAGTACCGCGATAGACTGCAAGTTTATGCTGACAACAATAGCATTAAGTACTTAGAGCTGTTATTGTGGCGCAAGTACCGTGACGAACAACTAGCAAAGAGGAAGTAACATGAAAGAGATCAAGGTGATTATCAAAGTCAATTACATAGATGAGTTTTCTATCTCAACTACCGATGATATTTCAGTGGCCGAGATTGCGAAAGCAATTCTAACGTCTATTACTGACCAACAAAAAGAGGTGGAAAAATGAGCGCATTAACAGATTTATACGAGGCTGCAAAGGCTGGAAAACAGCTACAGTGTCTTTCGAGATCCGGGAAGCGGGCAGACATTACGTTGGAGGGTTTAGAGGGCTACGCCAAGCAATACTACAGGGTCAAGCCTAAGACTGTGGAGGTACATATTTATCGCAGTCAAGTATTTCCCGGAGAAATGCGCGCAGACACCGACCCAAGCATGAAATCTCACGGCGGATACATCAAAACAATCGTTGTTGAGCTGGAGGACTTGTAATGAGCAGATTAGACATGGATAAAAGAACTGCGGAAAGCCTGGTTAAGCGTTACGGGCCGGAACGGGCGGAGATCATCGCTGCTAATCGCGCTGAATCAGCCATGACGGATGAAGCGGAGGAACACTGGCAAAATATCGCCGTTGCGGTACGGCTAATGCGTACCGAGTAGCTTGTTCTCATGCTTGTAGTATTCAATTTGAGATTCTAACCAGCCCCTGTCCCACTTGTGGGGCTGTTTGGATTCCTCCTCCATCTGTTCGACGGCATAAGCGCCTATCTCAATACAAAGATTCTCTCTGAATACGTGCGGCATACCAGATCTGAACGAGTTGCACCCAGGACACTGTGGGCGGCAGTTTGATTCATGATACCTGGTCGGGCTTTGGGTTCTGGGGATGTAGTGTCCGTTGTGCATCTCCTTTATTGGTTTGACGATTCCACAGGTATAACACGCAACGTGTTCGCCGTCCTCTGAGTAAGAGTACCTGATGTACTTAGAGAACACCGTGTCCAACTTCTTTTTCAACTTTGGGATTGTCTGCTTCATCGGGTGAGTATAGCACAAATCGTGCCAGACTTGCCTCTCTGTGTTCATTCTGTTACACTGGTCGTCCGCTGACGGGTATACCAACGGTAGAGCGTAATCTACGTGATTCATCCTTTCTCGACCTTTGAGGGCGGGGACAAAGCAGGTTTAAGGTGGCGGGTTCGAGAGAACGACCAGGGGCCGGAGCGACAACTCTAAAAACTGTTCTGCATACTGAGAGAGGATGTCTACAGAGAATGAGTAAGGGGGCCACCTAAAGCCCTCAAAAGACCACCTATTCCTTTTTGGAATGGATACCGTTTATCCTGTTTTTGCTACCGTTCGTCGGGTTTTGGTTTACAGTGTCGTGGGGTCTGGTATTATTCGCTCAGGTTTCGGGAGAAAAGAAATGGGTAATTATGAATTGCCAGTCATGTATCATGAATGTGATCCAGTAACTAGGAGGAGGGTTCGCGAGCAGTACATCAGGGAACAGAGCGGGAAGTGCTGGTATTGCGAGGAGCCGCTATCATGTCAACCTGCTGCCAAGGTTATGGAAAAGAAACTTGACCTTAGCCTGTTCCCGCCGAACTTTTTAAAGCACCCAGTACATCTTCAGCACGACCACTATACGGGGCTAACTGAGGGCGCAGTACACGCTAAATGCAACGGTGTTTTGTGGCAGTACGAAGGGCGATAAAACTCTAAAGGAGAACGATATGGAAAAAGTAGATTTAGTACAAGGCACACAAGAGTGGCTGGAATACCGCTATCAGCACCGGAACGCGAGTGAAGCGCCTACTGTTATGAGGTGCAATCCGTTCCAGAGCATCAGCCAGCTACGCAAGATTAAGGAAACCCACGAGGACACCTTTCAGGGTAACTTGGCTACTGACTACGGTAACAAATGGGAGGAGTCTGCAAAGGAGAAGGTCGAGTTCCTGCTGGGCGTTGGCCTGGAGCCAGCAGTATTCCGGGATGGTGTCTACTCGGCCTCTCTGGACGGCTACGGCGAGAACGGCAACGAGTCGATAAAGGTTGAGATTAAGTGTCCGTTCCGAAAGCAGGACTCGAAACTGTGGGCGCAGTTGCAGGCAGAAGGTAGTTGGGATCAGGTAATCCCCGAGAATTACGTCTGGCAGATTGTCCATCAACACCTGGTTGTCCCCACGGCGAGGACGTACTTCTTCGTGTTCATTCCCAACGAGGACTTCCGGTTGATTGAGTGTTTCGTATCTGACGAACAGATCGAGCAGCTAAAGGCAGGCTGGGAGGCTTTCGAGAATCCAGAGACAGAACAGGGGTTTGACGTTGAGCAGGCAGCAATCCTGGTTGACCGCAGAGCTTCTCTCAAGGCGAGTGAGGCCAGCATCAAGGCTGAGTTGGGCGAGGTTGAGTCTGAGCTGAAGCGCATGTCCGGTGAGAAGGACACAGAGTTTCCCAACGGCCTGGTTTACGTTAAGCGTAGCCGGAAAGGGTCTATCGACACCGCCAAGATGGAGAAGGACGGTTACGATATCGAGGCTTACCGGAAGCCAGAAACCACATACATGAGCTTTATGCAGAGGTAGCCATGATAGCTAGACGAGAAACAATAGAACACGCCATTGCGCGAACAGAAAGAAACCTGGCGGAACTGGAGCTACTGGCAATTAACAAAGCCCCGGCAGGTTCAAATCACAACGTCACGCCTACCTGGATGGCTCAGTTCGAGAGAGAGATACTCAAGAAGCTGAAAGGCGTTTACAGCGGAGCGAAACGATAATGGAAAAGAGTCTATTTGAACGACTGTCAGCGATTGACTGCCGGGATCATATCGAGAAGAAGGGCAAGTTTTCTTACCTGTCATGGGCGTGGGCGTGGGACACCTTGAAGCGAGAGTGTCCAGAAGCGAGGTTTATAAAGCACTCGTTTTCAGTGCCATACGGCAAAGACGTAACCATTGAGACAGAGCAGCCGTTTATGGTGGACTCTCAGGGGTTTGCTTACGTGAAGGTGACGGTGTTAACCAATGACGACACGCAGACAGAGGTGTTCCCGGTGCTGAATCACCTGAACAAGCCGATACAAAACCCAAGCGCGTTTGACGTCAATACGTCACTACAGCGTTGTCTGGTCAAGGCGATAGCAATGCTTGGCCTTGGATTGTACATCTACGCTGGCGAGGACGTTCCAGAAGGGGCTGAGCCGTCACCATACACGCCAAAAGAGGAGAAAGAGATGTTCAAGCAGCATAGCGAAAACCTGGATGACCTGTTATGAGGATCATGCCAATGAAGGACGAGGACTACCCAGCGATCTCAGAAAACGCGTGGAAATGGCTATCAATGCCGTGGGTTCCGCCGGGATTACGACAAATCGAAGGGCTTTACACTAAACCACACCTTTACTACGCATAGGAGTTACTATGGAATACGATAACCGAGGACAAATCGCACTGTGGGGCAAGAAGCCCACGGATTCAGACAGCGCACCAGCAGCGAAGGGTCATTTCTTTGCCCACCGGGATATTAAGGAGGGTGAGCAGATTGAAGTTGCTCTCTGGAAGAATGACAGCGACAACCCGAATGCGCCTAAGCTGAAGGGCAAGGTGTCTGACAAGTACTCCGCCGGAGGCTCTCAGGCTCAGGAGCCAAAGGTTGCTGTTGACGAAGATATACCCTTCTAGTGGAGCTGAGAGATTACCAGGTTAAGGCGGTTGCCGACACTCGTCGGGCTGCATCCAAGGGGAGCGTAATTCTGCAACTCCCCACGGGTGCAGGTAAGACCGTAGTCGCCGGAGATATGATAAACCGAGCGTTAGAGAAGGGTAAAACAGTAGCCTTTCTTGTGCCGTACATATCTCTTGTCGACCAAACCTGGCAGTCTTTCGTCCAGCAGGGGATTAGAGACATAGGCGTTGTGCAGGCTGATCACATGCTGTACGACCCACGGGCAGCGGTACAGGTCTGCTCTGTTGACACACTGGCAAGGCGCGGGATTTGCCCAGATGTAGATCTCGTCATTGTAGACGAAGCGCACAGAAGGTCATCGTTTGTCAATGGGTGGATAAAGAACGGGCCGACATTCGTGGGTCTTACCGCTACGCCTTGGGCTAAAGGCATGGCTAATCACTGGGACTCCCTGGTTATCGGTGAGACAGTGAGAGGCCTAATAGATCAGGGTTATCTTTCTGACTTCCGGGTATTCGCGCCGTCATCGCCTGACCTGAAAGGGGTCAAGCTGGTTGCTGGTGAGTACCATCAGGGGCAGTTGTATAGCCAAGTTTCCAATGCCAAGCTCATCGCCTCTATTGTCGATACATGGAAGGAGAAGTCCACGCATGAGAAGACCATCCTGTTTGCAGTCAACAGAGCACACGCTGCTGAATTACAGGGTAAGTTTATCTCGAGCGGGATTAATGCGGGCTACATAGACGCGCTGACTAAAACAGAAGACCGGGAGGTGATCAAAGAGAGGTTTCACGCTGGCGAGATCAAGGTGGTGTGTAATGTTGGCTGCCTTGTTGCCGGTGTTGATTGGGACGTCAGGACACTTATCCTGGCGGCTCCCACTCGATCAGAGATTAAGTACGTGCAGATGGTTGGCAGGGCGCTCCGTACCGCAGAGGGTAAGGACTACGCACTGATCCTTGATCACTCTGACACCACTCAGAGGCTTGGGTTTGTGACAGACATTCACAGGGATGAGTTGTGCGACGGTACTCCGCAGCCCAGAGAGGCCAGAGAGCAACAGGAGAAGCTCCCAAAGCCCTGCCCTAGTTGTGGTGCACTGAAGACGACAGCTATCTGTCCTGCGTGTGGATACAAGTACACTCCGTCATCTCTCATCGAGACAGAGGAGGGAGAGTTAGTAGAGGTCAAGACGGTTGCCTTTACTGACCAACAACGGGACGAGGCTTACGCTATGTTCCTGCATCACGCCAGACAGAAAGGCTACAAAGATGGCTGGGCGTATCACAAGACGAAAGAGATGACCGGAGAATATCCATGCGGGAAAGTGAAGCCGGTGGAGCCAAGCCAGAGGGTGAAGAACTACATCAAACACCTGAACATCAAGAACGCGATGAAAAGGAGGCGTTCTACCAAGCCCTCTTCATCGACGCGCATAACCGAAACACAGAGTTAGAGTTAGAGGTATGGCAACTAAAATGGGAAATTCAGCAGCTAGAAAAGCGCCTCCAGCGAGCCAGAAGGCTATGGCGTCAGGTGACAAAGCAAGGCTAACAGCACAGGGATACAAAGGAACGGCTGACTCTAAAGAAGCCCTGGTGGACGCAGTGAAGAACGCAACAGAGTTCTTTCAGTTCAAGTACCCAGTTAAGATCAGGATAGAGCATGACTCTGGACTAATTAGTTGTCGGGCAGTGTTCTGGATCTGGATGCGTCACCTGTCAGAGAAGATGAAAGAGAAGTGGCCGGACGCCTACGGGATGCTGGACAAGGACGGGTTCGCCATGCACGATGTTGTCTGCACACTGTTCCTTGGCAAGACGAAACCAAAGAAGGTCGGCAAGATGCTAATCGACGGCAGGCAGAAGACGCTATCTAGTCCAGAGATGAGCAAGGGCGAGATGGTAGACCTGCTGAGAAGAATCGAGGAGTGGTCTATAGGCACGTTGGGCATACCGCTACCACAACCACCAAGTGAATACAGGGAAGCAAAATGAGACTAGTGTTTATCGAGTGGACGGATGCCTGCGGGTGCGCTCAAGGCTGGGATGATCGAGTAACGTTGGAGGAATACTCAGGAAACTGCTATACTGTTGGGATTGTTCTGGATGAAGACGAGTATTTCATCCTGGTTGCGTCAAGCGTTACCGCCGACATGAAGACTCAACAGGGCGGGGTGTCTATACCAAAGGACATGATCACACACATTGTTGAACTGGAGACGCCGTAATGAGCAGCCACGTACTAATACCTGATACACAGGTTAAGCCTGGAGTCAAGTTGGATCATCTGTTGTGGGCAGCCAAATTCATTAAGGATGTTAAGCCAGATAAGGTCATCATAATAGGGGACTGGTGGGACATGCCTAGCCTGTCTTCTTGGTCGAAGAAAAGAGAAGCGGAGGGGCAGAGGTACAAAAAGGATATTGATGCTGGAATGGAGGCAATGGAGCTGTTTATGAGACATAGGCCAAAGCTTACAGAGTACCACTTCTGTTTTGGCAACCACGAAAACAGGATTGACAGGTATGTTGACGACTTCCCTAACATGGAGGGGCATATGTCAACCCGTGACTGTGATGTTGAGTCTTTCGGCATTAAGGCTCATAGCTTTCTAAAGCCTGTAAAGTTGGACGGGGTTAAGTATTCGCATTACTTCTATAATGCAAACTCTGGGAGGCCGTTTGCCAGCGCCAGGCTAATGGTCAAAGCAACGCACGAAAGCTGCACCGCTGGGCACCTCCAAACCAAGGACGACTGGATGGATCACATGCCCGACTCCGATAGATACGTCCGAGGGCTTATTGCTGGTGCGTTTTACCTACATGACGAAGACTACAAAGGGCCGCAGGGGAATAACCACTGGAGAGGCATCATCCATAAGACAAACGTAAGGAGAGGAATGTACGATCTTAGAGAGGTATCTCTGCACAGCCTGAGGGCTGAGTATGCTTAAGTTGCCGTATAGGTTAAGGTTAAACGATCTGTTTGTATATGATGACGGAAACCTAGTTTACAGAAAGACAGGCAGGACTGCTGGCGGAAGATCTTGTTCGCACGGATACCACAGAACTACAGTTGATGGCGTTTTATACTTTACGCATAGACTAATTTACAAATTGGTTCATGGAGAAGACCCTGAATATGTAGACCATGTGAACGGAGACAGGGCAGACAATCGCATCACCAATTTACGGAGCGTTTCCAAGAAAGAGAATGAGCGCAACGTTAAGCGTCACAGCACCAACACAACTGGGCACACAGGTGTTTACAAGTTTGGCGATAGAAGGTGGAGGGCGCAGATTTGCGTTGATGACAAGCATATACACCTTGGAACTTACGATACCTTGCCGGAGGCATTGCAGGCTAGGAAAGATGCAGAAAAGAAGTACGGGTTTCATGCAAATCATGGCCGCGCCTCATTATGAGTCAACCAAAACTGCACAGCTTACTGGAGGCATCAGCCAATACCCTGTCCGGCTTTCTGGTGTCACTGGCAATACAGGTACTGGTGATAGTCCCTCTATGGGGGCTTGAGCTTAACATTGCAGACAACCTGGTTATCACGCTCATATTCACCGCTGCATCAATAGGCAGGGGCTACGTGGTCAGGCGGTGCGGTAACTGGTTTCACATCAAGACGCAGGAGCGATAATGAACATACTAGAAAAGGCCAACGAGTTGGTCAACGGTGACAGGCAGCAGGACTACGGAGATCCAAAGGAGAACCACCAGCGCATTGCAAACTTGTGGAATGCCTACTGTTGCCGGGGAGATTCGTACATGAGGTTTGATCCACATAACGTAGCCATAATGATGATGCTGGTAAAGGTTGCCAGGCTGATGAACACCCCTGAACATGAGGACACATGGGTTGACATTGCTGGTTATGCACAGGTCGGAAAGTGGTGTACGGAGGTTGACAATGCCAAATGATATCTATAATGTACTGACCACAGAGTACGTTGTCCGGCAGGAGATGGCTTTTGTTGCAGGTGATGCAGAAGAGTCCCACATCAGAAGAGCCGCCAGACAGATAATGGAATACTACACCGCGAGGAGTTAAGGCCATGAAGCTACACACGATTAACGGAAAAACGCTCAAGGACGCACTACAGATCATTGAGGGCTGTGCCTTTAACCTGGAGTTTATCCGCAGACAGGCCGGTGACAGGTTCCTATGGCATGATGAAAAAGACCTAGTTGCTATGGCCTTGAAGCTGGAGAAGCTGACAGAGAAGTACGAGAGTGATTACGAGGATCTGCGGGCGCAGCATGATCCGGCCCATGGCATCTATACTGACCACCTGGAGGCATTATGAGCAATTTCAAACTAGGACCGAACCAGCGGAAGTGGCTGCGGGAACTGCCGAAGTACGCCAAGACTGAGGGGGCGCTGTACATTCCGGGAGAAGGCTTCTGCTGTCTTGGCGTAGCGGCTGAACTGTTCTCTCCTGCCCCGTGGGAAATAGACAAGGGCGGCGATGCGTTTTACCGAGACAGATTTGCCAGAAGGAACTTAGCGAGTTTGGCTGCTGAGGACTGGCAGGCGCTAGGGCTGCGTAGCGGGGCGGGGAGTTTTGATGCGTGGTTTAGCGGCTATCGCAACCTGGTAGATGTCAACGACAATAACCCCGACTGGACTCACGCAGACATGGCGAAGTTCATCCGCAAACATGCAGACAAGATATTCGTGGAGGCCAAATGAGCATCGAGCAGATACAGCATTGGAGGCGGGGCGATGAGTGATATGCCAGAGAAGATATGGGCAGCAAAGGCCAGTCTGGACGTACCCGGCTTAATTGCTGGCGGTGCGTGGTATTCAAAAATCAACTATCAGCACGGGGAAGTTGAGTACATTCGCGGCGACATAGCCGAAGCAGAGATCGAATCCCTGCGGAGGCAGGTTGAGGCTAGTCAGTGGGTGCCTGTTGAGGATCGGTTGCCTGATGAGGGCGATCTTGTTTTGGTTACAAACTACGGTTTCCTAAATAAGAAGATGCCAAGGTATTACTGCACTGGATACGTTTCTAATGATGGTAAGTGGCGTGACTCTGAGCAAATAGAAATTTATGCCCCTGATTACTGGACGCCGATTCGACCACTACCAGCCAAGGGAGAGCAGTAATGACACCTGAAGAAGATAAGTCAATGGTTGCAGTTGGAATGGCCTTAGTGGGGATATCTGGATTTTTGATGGGGATCTTCATCCACTACCTGATTAGCGGGGCTTGACAATGATGTGTGGTGACTGCTGGTTAGAGACTGGTGATCCAAAATGCCGGTGCAAGGATGAATGACCCAGCAGAAAAAGAGCTTGTAGAGCTTGTAATTGATGGTATGATACTAGGAACAGCAGTTTTTGTGGTGTTTATGCTCTTTTATGGTGCATGGCGTCACCCTTGGCTGTTACTGGCGGCATGGGTTATTGGCCCTGTCTACATAATCTTGATTAACTGGCTAGACAGCAATGAATAGGTATACCCTGGACGATGTATTTACTTATGAGATCCGAGAGGAGATTATGAGGCAGTTTTGCATCACATACTACGAATGCGCCGAGAAAGAAGATGTCCGGCAGGCCTGCAAGACCCTACTAGGCTTTGTGGCAGAACCTGGAGAGGATTATGATGGAATACTCGACGTTAATAGAAGCCCTGTACGACAGGATTGAGCTAAAGCGGAAATATCTTAACCGCGAGAAGTCCCTGAGCGACGTTGAGAGGGCCGCTTGGGGTAAGGCGCTAGAGTGGTGCTACCATACTCTAATCGCCTTACAGGTGGCCTCAGAAGCTCCTGAGCCGCCCGAGATACCCGAGATGCCAGAAGGACTGGAGTGCGATGAGTGTGGCGACTAGTTAGCCGCCTTCTTCAGCTCCCTGTAAAACGCGGGCGACTCGGCCTTTAGCTTCTCCAATCTCCCTGTTTTCTCCAGATTCCTGTAGACTCCAACCCTGACCGCTTTTGGTGCAGCAAGGATTTGCTGTTGCTTGTCCTTGGGTATCGTCAGGCCAGTCGGGGTAACGCCCTGAGCCACAGCAGCAGGAGCGCCACCAGCGGCCTTAGCAGCAGTCCTTACAGCATCTCCAGCCCGACCACTTGGTAGGCTCCTCATAGTCGCCTGCCAGCCTGTTTGCCCAGCCAGCATTCTCTGGGTTGCCTCTGCTGCGAGTATTCTTGCGCCAACTGCACCTGTTGCAAGCGTTGCCGCAATATCCCCCGCTGCCGAGTCCACGCCGGCACCACGAGCAAGAACCTGCCCAATCATTGAGGTGTTGAATAGCCGCTCGAACACCGATGCCTTGAAGCTGCTTGGCATAAGGTCTTTAAGCGCGTCAGTTTCCTGTTCTGCTCGAGCCTTGAGCCTGTCAATCTCATCGAGTTGCATGGCCCCATGGTTTCGTCTTTCAGCAATCTCGTTTCCAATCCTGATCTTCTCGTCAGACCCAGCCTTGGCAGCCCGTTTTGCTTTTTGCAGCTTGGCAATATCTGATGCCAACTCCCTCTTGATGCTGACCTTGGCAGACTCTAGTTGCTTTAGAGTTGCTGCTCTATTGGATAGCGCCTCTTGCGAAATCTTCTTTGCTTCCTGGTTTGCCAATTCAAGGATGTTTTGTTCGTTCTGTTTTGCTGCGGCAGCAACCTCATCAGCCTCTCTCTGTAGCCTACCCTGACCCCTTGCTGCGAACCGAGAGCTAAACTTCTTCACAGTAGACAGCCAGTCATCCGGTGTGAATGCCCCTTGCTTCCCGGCAGTGCTGCTAGCCTGCGCGATACTGTCATCCACCATTGACCTGACAGACCACGCAGCCCTATCTTTTGCGAACGTGACCCTATCGGCCTCGCTCATGCTCTTCTCTAGGATGTCGTGGAAGTAGTCCTGTAGCTCAGAGGCAAACCTTCTTGCAGACGGAGCGTTGTCACTCATGCCGTTGATGGCCCTGCCAATATCGCTTCGCACTTGCAGCAATGCTGGCCCAGATATCTGCTGACCCTCTGGCGGTAAGACCTGTTTAACAAACTGTCTGGCTAGAGATACGATGTTGCCCTTCTCTCCGCCGACCAATGCGAGTTCTGGATATCCTAAGGCCAGCCTGTCTAACTCTGCTATGGCTTCTTTTGGGTTGACAGTGTATGTGTAGTTGTCTGCGGACTTGAACCCGTGTTGCTTCCACAGGGAGTCTAGCAGCTCGTTTGCGTCTTGCGGCCTGAGAGAACCCATTTCTGCAAGCTCGTCACCGAATTCGTCAATGGCCCCAGGTGGCACAGACTCTTGGAATGCTCGTCCACGGAAAGAAGCCTCAGCCGCACTCACAGCAGCATCACCCTGCTTGACGGCCTCTGCTTTTAAGGCGGAAGAGTCAAACTTAGCTTGCTCTAGCAGCTCTATGGATTGTTTGTACTTGGCTTTCTCTACGCCAACCGCCTCCTCTGCCGCAAGTTTAAGCCTTGCTATTTCGTCGTCTAGCCCAGCGGTAGTCTTGTTGAGGTCTGACAGAGACTTGACCTTTAGTGCTTCTTTGGCGCTTGCTGCACGCTTTGCGGCCTCTTCCCGCATCTCAGCACCGGCACGTTTTGCCATATTTGGAGTTAACGCAAGACCCGCGATTCTCCTTGCCTGCTGCTCCATAAGACCAAACCCGCCGTAGGCCTTTGACACTACATGGCGGTATACAGGGGCAAGGGCGTGTTCAGTGAACATGAGCGAGACAAAGTTTCCTCCCTCTCCAAGTTGCTGTGCAAGCCTATTTTTAGCCAAAGAGCTGTATGTCTGTTTCGCTCCGGCCCACGCAAACGGGATGGCGGCAGAAATACCGGCAGTGATAGCGGCGTTAGTTATCTTGTCCTGAGTGGTGTCTCCTTCGTATCCGAATACCGCGCCCTCTGCACCCATCAGGCCAGCAGTCACAGCGGGGAGCGCCGCCTTGTTTTGCACTGACGCAATTCTTTGTGTAATCTTACCCAGAGGATCTGCGGCAAATCTCATGCCCATATTCTGTCCGGCCTGCTGAGCACCATACTGAGCGGCAAGTCTACCGGCGTCACCAGATCGTGCGGCGGTTGTACCGTAAATCGCAGAGGCCATTGGGCTTTTGGCAACTGCTGCGGCTACATCATCAGCTACTCGAGCTGCGTCATACCCTTTCTTTAGGTTATAAGCCTGTGATATTACTTGTCCGCCAGTGAGAGCCACTGGGTTGAGAATCCCGCCCGCCACGTTTGAGCCAAGTGCAAGCCAGGGGTTTTCCTCCTCGAACGCTGCGGTGTTAGCCTCCATTGCGGACAGAACTTCTTTTCTTATCTGCGAGAAATCCTTTCCTTTCGCCAATTCTGGGTTAAGCACACTCACCGCCAATGCCGTGATTGCAGACCCAACCTCTTCTGACTTGTTAAACCAAAGCCCGTCAACAAAAGACCTGGCAGCCATCATCATGTCATCAGCAGTTAACCCCTCATCAGAAGAAACTTTCTCTGCGAAAGCCTGCATTCCTTCAGCGGTATACTGCTCTTGCCTCTCCTCTGGGGAAATAGTTGCAGCATCCATCTGTGATTCATACGAAACTCCTGACACGGCAGCCGCAAATGGGCTATTGTCCGGTATTTCTTCGCCTGTTATGATGCTTTTTGCCATTATAAATACTCGCCAAGGGCGGACGGAACAAACCCTATAGACTTTATCAGCATTCTCCTTGCTTCTTCTGCAACCGCCATCTTTTGCTCTGGTGGCGCACTCTCAAGCATACTTACGGCGATTTCCAATGCTCGACGGTACGCTGCCTTTTGCGACTGAAACCCAACCGTGTCTGCCTTCTCTCCTGCCTGCCGCTTTCTTGCAAGCATGTTGTCAGCCAACATCGCCATGTCAGCGGTCATTCTCGCCACTTTCCTTTCTCCACGCAGATAAGAAATGATTTCATCTCTGCCCGCGTTTTCTGGAGGAAGGCCTTGGCTGAATATCTGAATATCCCTGTCTGAAGCGACTCCGGGTGGCAAGCCCTGTATGATCTCTGTATTCCTGGTTCTCAGGAAGGCCGTTTTATCTTCTTCTGACGCATCACGTAATCCGGCAGCACCAAGGGCCACAGTCCTTAGCTCTCCCGCGATACCGCCAGTGTAGCTTGGGTTTGACAGTAATCTCGCTTCAAGATCCATATTCCTTTGAATGGAAACGTCTGCCTTAGCTGCTGCCTCGTTCTTTTCCTGCAACCACTTCTCTGCGGTTGTGGTGATTGATCCAGTCTTAGGCTCCTCCGCAATCCTTACCAGCGGGGTTTCAGTGCTGAACTTTCCGGTTTCCTGGTCGTATGACTTGAGAATACTGTCTGCGGTATATTCATCTGCAAGCGCCTCTAGCACATCTGCTTGCGTCGGAATCTTGCCGGAAGATGGCATGGAGGAAAACTGGCCCGTCTTCTTGTCGTATACCACGCCCCCACCAACACTAATGATGTGTGACAAATCTTCACTAACCAGCTTGTCTACTCTTGCCGAAAACTTCTCTCCGCCCAGTTCACCGGCAGCATTAATCGCCTTCATCAGATTGCTTGCTTTAGCCCTGTCTTCTGGAGATGTGTTTTCGTTATCAATAAACGCCTGTAGCCTGTCTTTCATTAAGGATGACGTTGCAATACTGGCATTCTTTTGGCTTTCTTCTGCCGCTTTCTCCCTCTCGTAAGCCGTGTCTTCTCTTCCCTCGACAACAGATAGTCGCGCCACCCTTCTTGCTGCCTCTGCGTACTGGGCTGCTTTGGCGGAATCTCCCGCTGCTGCTGCCTGCCGGGAAAGAGCCTCATAAAACTCTGGAGAACCTTGCCGAATACCCGCCAACTCACTAGCATTTGCATCTCTTGTCTGCTTGGCGCGATACTGCTGTGGCATCTGCCCAATTGTAGTGCCCAGGTCGAACATGCTCTGAGTCATTGCTGGACGCCCTAGATTGCTAAGGAATCCTTGTGAAAATGTAGCCATTACTACTCTCCTTAACTAAATAGACCGCCGAGTGCGCCGCCGAGAATGTTAGCACCGGTACCGCCGAGCATGTTTGCCCGACCCAGACCTGACTGCAACAAGGCCTCAAGACCAGTAGCGTAAGTTTCACCGTAACCCTGTGCTTGTGCTTCCTGTGCCATTCTAGCGCGTTCTGCTGCTGTCATGCCCGGATTTAGTGCGCCAACTAGCTGAGCCTGTGGAAGGAAGCTAGACGCCAACATGCCCTGACCCATCTGACCGTACCGCTGCTGTTCTTGTCCAGCAAACTGCATAGCGTTGAGCATGGCGTTGTTCTTGGCCTCTTCTTGCGCCTTGAACATTGCGAGTTGTTCAGGTGTGCCGCCGAACATAGACGTTCTTACACCGCCTCTGCCCTGGTTGAACATACGCTCTTCCATCTGAAGGCGTTGTCGCTCCTCTTCAGGGGCCATAGCTGTCCGCATCCTATTGTACACTTCCATTTCTCGGTCTGCAACAGGCATTGCGGCGTTACCAAAGAACATGCTAGCGTTTGATAGTTGCTGCTGCTGGAAGGCTCGTTCTTCTGGCGACAAAGACATATTGTAGTTCATCTGTCCGTCTGCGCCTCGGGTCATGCCGAACTGGCCACCAGTCGCGCTAGTCACCGTATATGGCTTGAACTCCAGGTCACTAGAAAGCCTGTCTGCCAGTCCTCCGGGGGCGGAGAATTCTTCATAGGCCCGCTGACCAATATCACCGAGGTCGCTATAGCCTTTAGCAAGCATCCCTGCTCCAGCGGCACCGCCAAGCAGATCCATGTTATCTTTTAGCCATTCCCACATTATAGAATCTTCCCTGTTAGTGCTAACACGTTAATTTCCTGTATAGATAATTCTGTTCCGTCAATGTCTGCCTCTACTGAGATAGCCAAAGTAGTTCCGCTACCATTGGTGTTAACGCTATCCCGAATGACAAGGCTTCCAGAAGAAAACTCGCCTACGTTAAACTCTGCCACGTTGTACTCGGCTGGCGCAGATGCTGTTGTTACGATTGCAAATGACTTGGACTTAGACCCGAAGTCATACGCCCACTTCAAAGTCACTGGCTGGCCGCTCCCGCCGATAATTGTAGGCCTGATCTTCTTGAGCATCTTGAGGGTTGCAGTATCACCAAAAGACAACTCAGGGCTTGAATACTTAAACCTGTAACTAGCAGCATCGTCCCTGTACGTCGAGTAAGTACCAATCCCGTGAGATCCGCCAATGAGGAGTCTACCGTTATCCCTATCGCTAGAGTGAAAACAGGTGTACGGATACGATGGCCATCTTGTAACCCGATATGATCCTTCTTCCAGCTTTGCTCTGGTGTCAAAACAGTAAACAGTCTGCTGTCCTACAAATGCCAATAGGTAGAACTGGCTTTCTGGTCGATAGACAGACCGGAAAAAACTATTCTCGCCTGCAATCAGGTCTGCTAAGTCTTTAGTAACATTGTTGGACAGGCTGTTGATTGGCATGGACTTTTCTTGTATCGTCCGCCCAAGGCTTGACAGTCCAGTATGAGACAGGAATATCAAGTCTAAACCTGTACTCTGTACCGTGTCTCTATCTACGCACCCCACTCCAGGAATGGTATCTGATAGGGTCATGGTTGACGGCGAAGTTGCACCAGAATAAACCAGGATGCTGTTCTGCCCAAAGATGACCAAGAAGCCATTGTGAGCAGCAAGCGCGACAATCTCATCATACCCTGTAGGCCATACGTTAGTCAGGTCTATTGATCCTGAAGTCCCGCCAGTCCATACATGACCCTGTAGAAGATCAGACCAGTAGATAGTTGACTTGTCCGAAGCGAAATCAGCCGTCCAGAGCCTCCCATAAGCCGCTAGAACCTCGTTCCCGTACATGGCAGAGGTTAGGCCAGATGCCCCGGCAATCGAGCTGAGAGTCTCCACAGCGCCCGTAGCATCGGAGTACACAAGCGGCTGGTATCCGCGCTGGAAAAAGTACACCGAATCGTTAAAGTTGACGATCTTCCAGTTATCTACCGATATAGGGTAGCCAGCAGGGGTTTCATCTACAAGCGTGGTTTCCCCGCTAAGTATCTTATTGTTACCCACAGAGAATGTTACTTCGTTGCCAGCACTATCCCTGAACTCATGGATTGCCCGTAGAGATGCTGATCCAAGCTCTGTCTTGGTCGTTGTTATAACATCCAATCCCTTTCTGGCGGCCAGTCGCCCACGCCGGTCAATGACAGCGTTATCGGCAACCTCCGCAAATGACGGGTCTTGTGCAAGCGCAGCGTCCTCAGTATTCAGCCCTTTGAACGCAGGGGCTATCAGGTTAATGCTTGTTAACGGCTTTCCCATAGACTCCTCAGGGCGCGTAGAAGACAGTATCTTCTGGGTGCAACGCGGCGTCTAAAGCAACAGCGTCTGCAAGATACTGGTTTGCGATATTGAAGTATTCTGCTGTAGAAGTCCCTCCAGTCTCGCCCCGCTCCCTAGCAGCTAACGCAATAGCCAGATGAAGAACGGGTTGGTCGGGTATCTCAAGTACATCACTGTCTGCGCTCAGAGCGGCATTACGGAGAACTGCATCAAAACGAAGGGTGTACACCCCGTCTGGTAATGGGTATACATCAATAGTCTGGTCGCCGCTGGCGTCAGTTTCTGCGTAGGTATAGACCGTAGGTGAGCCGCTCAACGGTGAGCTGATGTAATACTTTTCGTCAAACCAGCTATTAGGGCGGTACTCCATGACCAGATTAGAGGTATCGTTGATGACGTTCAATTCTTTTCCCTGCCAACCCGTCCCGGTTAGAGCGTAGTTCTTGGTGCCATTAACGGTATTGATGCTGATTGTCGATCTCAGTGCAGACCAGTCCCATGCGTTTTCCACGAGTACCTTAGCGTCGTTGATAAAGTCCCCCATCATTGCGCTGTAGTCTGTCTCGCTCACAGTGCTGACAGTAGACTCTCTCAAGCGGCGGAGAAGTCCGTTGACCAGTTGGAGGTATGTCATCAGATAATGTCCTTAAACAAACTTCTGTTAATAATGTCGTTCAGTTGAATCATGGGGTCTCTGGCGTCGTAGACAACACTTCTCGGCGCATCTAGTTGATAGCTCAGTCCGCCCATGTATCCGTCTCTCTGAGAAACTCCGCCACCACCACCGGATGCAGCACCATTCTGAGCGCCTGCGTCATCACTAAAAACGTCGTCCTGTGCACCACCTTGGTCAACTGCGTCCTGTGTGCCGCCTGGGATAAACCCGCCCTCGTCTGGGTAGATGTTATCCTGTGCTACCTCTGGGGCAGTTGTATCTACTGCGGGTGCTGATACCGGCTCTTGGACAACTGGCTCTTGCGTAGTTCCAGGAAGATACCCGCCATCGTCAGGATAAATATTGTCTTGCACCGTTTCTGTGGCCACATCGCTAGCCGGTGTTAGGGGGTCTTCCGATACAGGTTGTTTTAGGTCTGCTATCAACTGATCCTGATCACCGTACTTTAGGCCTAAGTCCTCTGAGGTAGAGTTCAGTACGTTTCCAAGAAGCTCACCAAGCGCCAAGTCTCCAGAGTCAGCAATAGCCCCGAACTCAGGCTTGAATATAGACCCTATGACGTTTCCAGCAATGTCTAAGATGTCGCCAGCACTACTTACCCCGCCAATGTCTTTACCGGCTTTGATTAGCTCTCCAACGGTATCCTTAGCCTGTCCGATCAAGTCTCCGGGTATAGAGGATACGTTCTCCCAGATTTGACCTACGTGATCCTTGATGGCTTTTGTGCTAACCGTAACATTGCCATCCTTGTCTACAAGTTGTATCTCGCCAACGCCAGGAAGCGGTAATGGGAATGGAAGGCTGTAGATAAGATCCCTTGATCCATCACCATTAACCCTAATGCCGAACCCGCCGCCGCCAAGCATCTGCTCCTCTAGCCACTTTTGGAGGGTTACATCAATGTCCTCTCCTGAATTCTTTAGGACTTCTTCCAGCATGTCATTAGCCTGACCCTGAAAGCCTGATGCAAGAGTCTCTATTCCGATATCAGGAAGTTCTTCGGCACCGGAAAGATTGCTATCACCCTCAAGATCTGCATCACCACTTAAATCTGCAAACTCATCTGGCAGGCTAGCGTCCCATTCGTCTGTAGATATGCCAAATTCAGTGTAGGCGTCCTCTGAGACCATCGACGGATCAATATTGCCATTTGAGATATTTCTTAATAGGTCGTCTTTCTTGAACCCAACATTGTTTAGCGTAGAATACGGAAACTCATCTATTGGAATTGCGCCACTGGCAACCGCGTTGTAAATCTGGTCGTAGGCATCCTCGCGGGAGTCCATCGAAGTGATGTCGCCTTCCCACAACGGCATGATACCGTATTTCTTCATCGTATCAGCGATGGTGACCCACGGAATTACCGTGTTATCTTCGCTATCGTCATCAATAAGCGGGGCAGTTTCTACTACAAGGTCATTCAGGTTTCCAATAACGGACCCAGAACCCCTCTCATTATACGGGCTTTCTCCGCCAAATCGTCTGGTAGTATCTCTTGGGCTAAGTCTGCCGCCACCGCCATCTAGTTTTTTGCTTAAAATGTCATTGTAGAGTGACCCACTGCTGCCACCAAGTGACGTGCCTCCTGCTCCCCGCGCTCTTTGTGGCATTACCAGCTACCCCTTGTCCACCCGCCTGCTCGTACTCCGGTGTAATATGCCCATGCAGCAAAGCCATTCATGCCGCGCTCTTTGAGCATCTGCCTCAGTAACTGGTCGCACTCTTTGCGGGTTCTCCATTTCCTGCCGTAGTTGAAGTCATGGAAATATGCAGGCTTCCGTGACCTTCCCGTTTTGGAGAAGAAGTTACGCAGACCCCACGGAATCGAGGCTAAGTCTGTCTTTGTGCCAGCAGGAATGTGAATCATGATGTCTTCGCCATTAAAGACGCCAGCCCACTCGCAAGCGTTCACGCCCTCAAACCATCCAGGCTCATCGAGAACCCTTAGCGTCAGGTCTGTAAAGCTCACTCCACTACCTCTTTCTGTGCGCCCATGTACTCTGCCAAGGCCTTCAGCGCCTCAACATCGACGTTACGCACACGTTTGTAGCAGAAGCCCATCACGCACCGCTCGTCAGTGCCGGGGATAGTCGCGGCATGTAGTACCGCCGCTTGCTGTGGGGATGTACAGCCAGATAGAAGCAAAAGAGTTAGCAGAAGGATAATCATTAGCCTCAAGGCGCCCTCCTCCATTTTCCGCCCACTTTGCTGACAGATAGAACTTTGCCTAGTGCTCCATCCAGCTTGTCGCTTGGCATTGCCCGACTCTTCCGCCGCACTGCAGCCGCTTGATTGATGGAGTTGACCTTGCTCAAGAATGAATCAAGTGAGCCGCCCTCATCATCCGGGTCGTATGGTCCTGAGATTACCGGAAGATTGCCATCAAAGAGCGAGAACTCGCACTCACCGCTCTTCCTCTCCCAAATGTTTAGCTCAAGATTGGCTCCGTCAAGTTCGATCATTACTGGGCTGGCGTTGTTTAGCTTCTTCATAATAATCCCCTAGCTCAAGTCCATGACAAGGATGGCAAAGTCCTTGGAAAAGTAAGTGGAAGACAGTACTCCACTCCACTCATGGAGTACCGTGCCGACCTCTATAGATGTCGTGTCAATAAAATCAGCCTGCGCCAAGTAGATGCTATCCTTAAAGGAATCTGGGTCATTCACTATAGTCGCCATACAAAACGCCGTGGTAGCGCTAGACACGGCTGATGACAAGGTTACATCAAACACCCCGCCGGAAATGGTGCTTACGCTGCTAATCCCATATGAGCCGCTCTGCAACGCCCCAGACCTTACCACCCCGTATGCGTGGAGGGCTGGCAGGCCGCCATTCGCGGCTGGTAGCGCCCCGGTAACGTCAGCCGCAAGATCTATAAGGCCGCGTGTAATCTCTTGCCCTGAGATGGTGAGGTAGTCAGGGGTGCCTGCTAGCGTAACATCTGTACTATTGTCAGTTCCGGCTGCATCCACGCCCAACGCTGTTCTGGCGTCAGCGGCGCTCGTAGACCCTGTGCCTCCGTTTGCAACAGGCAAGGCACCAGTGACATCACTGGTCAGGCTCACCGCCCCACTGTTAGCTTTAGAGGCTATAGCCGTAGCAATGGCATCAAACTCTGTCTCGAACTCAGTGCCCTTGATAACCTTGTCGGCATCACCAGAAGGCAGAGCGTCTTTGGCAGCAAAGTCTGTAGCCTTGGTGTAATTAGCCATTAAACGACTCCGGTAATCTTGTAGTCCAGGTCGGGCGAGGTTGCGCCAGAGAGCGTTAAACGAATGGTGTCGCCAGCCTGGAAGTTGTATGACGAGTTGTCATTGGATGTCACGCCAATAGCCGTCCCGTTGTCCAGTACAGTCGATGTAACGCCCTGAACCTCTTGCTCAATGGCAACAGTTCCTGATCCAAACGTCCCGTTAATCGCGATATGCACCGGATGCCTCTCGACCAAAAACCAGTCGCTAGATCCGTTTGCTGCAAAAGTACCTGCTTTGACCATGATGGCCTCCTAATTTATCTAATGTCTTGAGCTGTTAGCCCCATGATCCAGTTTTCAATTTCTTTAAGGTGTTCATCGCCACTCGAAGCATGTCGTTGCGCCATCACTGCCCTGATTTCCTCAAGGCACTTGGCAAAGAAACCCGCGTATCCACCCAATCCTTGAATCATGTTCGGCTCACATATCTTGTTCCACACACCTTGGCCGTTATGCACCATGGCCAGCAGGTCGGACCCATCAATAGCCAGAGTCCATACGCCGAGCGTGTAGACCTTGCCATCAATCGTGAAGTCCTTGGTGGCCGTGAGTGCTTCTGACTTATCGTAGCTCATCGTGTAATCCAGTTAATAACGTCAATCCATGCCGCAGCAACGAATGCCACGCATGAAACCACTACATATTTATTTCGTGCATTGAGTGCCATCATTGGCGTTCTAATTCCCTGATGCGTTCCCACTGCTCTTTGTCTGTGCCGTTCTTTCTGCTCATAAACTCAGGCAGCGGCACCACCAAATCCTTAATGTCTTTAATGTCTTGGCGCATCTCGTCCGTTACCTTGACGTTGCTTTCCAATACAGTCAAACGCTTATCAATGTCCCCGACATAGAGCATTCCGCCAATGATGAGGATGACAGTAGTAAGAATGTGTCCAACATCCACCGTTTTCCCGATGTGCCATTCGTCGTCTTTTCTGCGCCTTAATTCTTGATCACTCACCATCACGCGCCTCGTAACGGGTTCTCCATGCTTGGTACATCCCCTTTGATAAGCGGGTAATGTCGGTCATTGGGTATCTATCCATAGTCGTCAGCCTTCCGTGGGCATTACAAAAAACGTATTCGGTTCCATCCATTTCGCAGACACAGGCAGCGTGATAAACACCCTTGTAGTAGCCATGAATCACCTGCGGGTCGAATCCCATGACCTTCAGCGTGTCGTGCCACATCCTCGCGTAGTCGTCGCAGTCCATACCGCCACGTTCCAAGCCCTGTTTGACGGAGAATGATGTCTCCACCCGCTCAGTCTTGTAGTGAATGGGCTGCATCAGGTTAAAGACAGCCCTTGCAAGCTGCTTATACGGGCTTGAGAACCAACCAAACATTATCGGATATGGCTCACATCGTACCCACCTGGCACTGCGAACAGCTTGGGGGGCGTGTGAGTCCCTTCAGCGTCTGTGACGGGTGTTCTGTCGTATATCGAGGCGTATAAAGCTCCCATTTCGGGAGCAGCGTCCACGTCCTCATACAGAGGTACAGTGTTGGAGTATGGTTCAGCTTCTACCCATACTTGTTCGGTCACTGCGACCTGCTTGTAGCCTTCAATCTCGTCTGTGGTGATGTATTCCACGATGGGATCACCGGCTATTTCGGTGGTATTACCGGTTTCGTCGGTGATAGTCCGAGTCGTCGGTGTCTCAACACGCTCAACACGGTAGATAGGGTCACCATCCACGTATTCGCCTGTCGATACATCACGGTAATAACCTGGAGTCACACCCGTTTCAGTCGTCCACTGCGGCACATCATCAATCACCGCCTGCCTACGGTAGCCGAATATCTCCTCGAATGAGGTCACAGTCACAAAGGGCAGTTCTGCAAGCCCTTCAAGCCCACCAATGTCAGTCAGGACTATCATCGACTGGTTGCCGTTGCGGTACACGTAGGCACCTGAGCGGCCATCTATCATGCCCCTGTAGGGGGAATCCTCAGACACCAGTCCCGTAGCAAGCAGGGCATTCATGTCGGTGCAGATGCTGACGTAGAAGTTCATAGTCCGGCGACCTGCGTAGTGCTTAACCGCTTATTGTAGTCACGCAGCAGTCGGATAGAGCCGTAGGGCTGGTTTGCACCGTTGTAGTCCTGCCCAACTCTCAGCACCGTAGGCGATACTGGAACCGTTACAGTGGTGTCTGTACCCTTGGAAACGCCATCTACCAAGAGTTCTGCGTCATTCGTGCCGATAATGCCTGTTATTCGATATGTGACACCGGCTACCAGCGCATCGGCAGAGGTGATAGTCGCCGTGGTCGTGCCGCCAGACCTCACCAGCAGCACCGGATGGCCTGTCGCATCCACGTACAGTTCTGCTCTGTTGTCGGCCGAGTCGTCGTCCACTGATGCCAAGTATGCAACCTGACTGATCTGCGTGGGCGTGTACTCCAGCGATAACGTCTGCGGGAATGAGTCAGCGTTACCAACTGCCGAATATGTGTCGCCTGCATCCGCATTGCGTGTGACTGCTGCGGAGGTGGTGGGGATGTAGGTTGTGGGGAATGAGCCTGCTTCGACTTGTGCGCCCCAGACTAGGATGCTGGAGGTGCCGTCGCGGTCTACAGTGGCCGAACCGCCGTCAGCAACGTGAATCCTTATTTCTCCAACAAGGTCAGTCGTCGAATCCCATACAACCCAGCACCTATACCACCCATTGCCAATAGACTCAATTCCAGCAGAGTCGTGGTCATTGTTGGGGCCGCCTGTTGTTCCCGCAGACAAGTCAAACGTGGTCAGCGTATCCGTCCCATCATACGCCCTAGTTCTTAGTATGGCCTCGGACAGTTGGTCTGCTTTGAGGTATGCGGAAAAGGTGTGCGCGGTTGCGGTAATCGTTACCGCTTGCTGAAGATAAACCGCACCCGTACCCGTTGCTGCGTCATCAATCAACCTGACAGCGGTTTTTGAGCCATCGGGCGCAATAGCATAATTCGCAACCGGTGTGGCGTTTGTATCAGTCCACGTAGTCCCCAAATCCCCCGGAGTGGAATACTTCAGCAGATTAGTTCTCGCACCTTCAGAGAGATAGCCGTAGGGTCCGTCTGCGTCCCATGGGGCAGGAATGCCGGATTCAACCGCCGCATTGCCCTGTAGCGTCCAGACCTCGCCTGTACTCATCGTGGCAGTGGAGACTCCGGGCGTAAAGGCTCGTGCGTCGAAGTCTACCTTCAAATTAGTTGCAGGGTCAGCGAGGGAAGTGCTGTTCCATACTGAGCCTCGGGCTATTTTGCCCGATAAATTGAGAACGGCACCGTTACCAGACCTCGCGCCAATCCAAAGATCTGCGGTGCTGTCATAAATACCAGCCATGGTAATCGTTACAGGGTCGCCAAGTTGCGTCCATGCGATTTTATGCCACGGCGTACTTACGGGGTCATCTGACACATAATACGTCGCAGTATTGCTTGACCAAGCCACACCCACAAACCGGCCAACCCCTGCGGTGAAACCAGCCGAGACTGTTGATGCTGTGGCTTCAAAATCTGTGCCGTTGTTAGACAATATCAGCCGTAAAGTGCCGTCATCCTCTAGGTTAAACTCGTAAGACCGCTGCCCGGCCGTGTTGGGAAACTTTGAAATTATGCCCTCTCGAATTGCCGGGGTTGCGTCGTCTGGCGCATACCATGCACCAATAAATATCGCAGTTGATGGCGAGGATGCCGCAGCGCTGTCTGGCGTGGAAATGTAATCACCATTTGACCCCGGAAGCTCAATCCACCGAGAGAATGGCCCACGGGCATTAGCGGTGCCTTGGAGTGTCCATACCTCACCTGTGGAGGATTCCCAGGTCTTACCGGCTTCCCAGTCATTCGCGTTAAAGTCCACAGCAGGCGTGGCTGTCGGGTCTGTCGAGGCTATGACTACGGCGCGGGAGACTTTGCCGGTGAGCGGGTTCCCTGTTCCCGCGCTAAATGTGCCGATTTCAATGCCAGCAGTGGAGTCGTATATGGATGTTTTTGAATTGGCTACATTGGCATCGCCTAGCTGAGTCCATGTAAGCGCGGATATTGCTGTGCCGAGCGGTTGGTCTGAGGTGTAAAAGTTCGCCGTTCCGGCTGTCGAATACGTCCATCGCAGCCAATGTCCGGTTCCATTTGCAAATCCTGTGGATGCGGTGCTTTCTGATGTTGCGTTTGTTGCGCCGTCATCAGAAATAAGAACCCTCATCGTGCCGTCTGTGTGTATACCGGCAACCCACGATCTTTGGCTACCTGTCACAACCCACTTATTGACCACGTAGCTTGTTGCGCTAGGAGTCCAATCATCCATCGCCACCCACGCAATCAGCGTTATATCACCCGTAACAGATGCCGCTGCACTGTCAGGGGTCGAGACATACGTCCCAGATGCACCATCCAACTCCACCCACTTCGATGTGGATGAGGATATGGCTGGGCCGGTGGACTCTGTGACTACGCCTGTGGAGGATACCGTGTTGCCGTTGTGGTAAGTGAAGGCTTTGACACCATCGACCATCAGGCCATGATAGGGCGAGGATAGAACACCCGTAGAAACGTACTCTGCGGGGTTCTGGTTGGTCTGGCCGGTGACTTCTTCTAGTTGCCAGTTTGTGATTGAGAGGGTGGCGGCAACATTGCAGCGAATGCGTGGGCTTACTACCGTTCCTGATGCATCAGTCTGTACCGTGATAGAGTATCTTTGAGG